TTTAACAGTGCTTAATATAGGCGTGGGTACTTGCACAATTTCAGCCGTAACACCTGGCACAACCACGGTACTTTCATCCGGTGGAACACCCGCATCGCCAACTTTGGCGCAGTACAAATCAGCGGCATGTATTAAAACTGCTACTGACACTTGGTACGTCATTGGTGCAGTTGCCTAATGATTTCTAATTTAATTGCTGGCGTTTTAGATCGCATTAGTAATGCACCTACTTTTAACCTGCAATATATAGTTATTGCTGGTGGCGGGGGCGGGGGCGCATCTACCGTCGGTGGAGATTTTGGCGGTGGTGGCGGGGCTGGCGGTTATCGCAGTTCAATCAGCGGTGAATCATCTGGCGGCGGCGGAAGTGCTGAAAGTGCATTTACATTAAATGTATCTACTAATTATTCAGTAACCGTTGGTGCTGGTGGAGTAGGTACTGCGGCTACTGGCAGTCAAACTAATGGCGGAAATAGTGATTTTAACGGTCGTACTTCAAACGGTGGTGCATTAGGTTCAGGATTAAATACAGTACCAAACTGGTATGCGGCTGGAACTGGTGGCGGCTCAGGCGGTGGCGGTTCTGAAGGAAGCAATCCAGGTAGTGCTGGTACAGCAAATCAAGGTTACGCAGGTGGAACAGTTACAGTAAGTAATGCTTGCGGTGGTGGTGGCGGAGCAGGTGGCGTAGGCGCTTCACCTACAAGCGGAACAACAGGTGGCGTAGGCGGCAATGGTGTTTCATCATCTGTTACTGGATCATCAATTGCAAGAGCAGGCGGCGGTGGCGGTGGCGGAAACACATTTGGAAGCGGAACTGCTGGCGGTGGAACTGGGCCTAACAGCCCTGGAAGAGACGGAACTGCCAACACTGGCGGCGGCGGTGGAGCAGGTTACAGAGATGGTGGAAATGGCGGATCGGGTGTTGTGATTCTTAAATATCCATCCGCTTATGCAATCACTATAGGTGCAGGATTAACCGGAACTACATCAACTGTTGGCGCAAATAAAGTAACAGAAATTACCGCTGGCACGGGAAATGTGAGTTGGTCATAATGGCTCATTATGCGTTCCTAGATGAATCAAACATTGTCACCGAAGTAATTACTGGCATTGACGAAACTGAACTGATTGAAGGTTTAGATACCGAGACTTGGTACGGTAATTTTCGCGGACAGGTATGCAAGCGAACAAGTTACAATGGCAATATCCGCTACAACTACGCGGGAATTGGTTACACCTATGACCCAATAGATGATGCGTTTATTGCACCAATGCCAAGTTGTGGCCACGATGATTTAACACTAAACGACTTAAAACGATGGGAGTGTGCAGCCTGTGAGCGAGACTTCATACAACGGTTGGCCAGCGAGTAAAGATCAAGCCGCTATAGGCGTAAAACCTTACCCGGTTAAAGGCACTAACCTAAAAATCAGGTGTGCTAAAGATGCTGGTGAATTGTTAGCCGCGTTTGCTGCCGAATTTCATGCGCTGATTGAACCTATTGATGAAGGCGCGCTAGATGATTGGGCTTATGCGTACAGGATGGTACGCGGTAGTACCGACAAATTATCCTGCCATAGCAGCGGCACAGCCATTGACCTAAACGCCACTAAACACCCATTAGGCAAGGCAGGCACGTTTCCATTAGCCAAAGTTCCAATGATTCAGGCGTTAGCCAAGAAGTATGGCCTGACCTGGGGCGGGGATTACCGGGGGCGTAAAGATGAAATGCACTTTGAAATTGCTATAAGCCGTGAAAAGGCTATAGCCCTAGCGAGCAAATTAGGGCTAAATGAATCAACCAAGGGCGCTAAGGAGAAAAAATGAAAGATCAATTAAAAGCAATGGCCCTAAGTTACGGGCGTGCAGCGGCAGCAGCCGTGGCAGCACTTTATATGGCAGGTGTGACAGACCCGCGCACACTGGCTAATGCCTTTATAGCGGCTTTGATCGGGCCAATCTTAAAAGCCATTGACCCAAAAGCAAAAGAATTTGGCGTGGGCCATAAGTAATGCACAAACTGATTGGGGCAGTGGCCTTGTCGCTGCTCCTTTCAGGGTGCGGATACCAAGGATGGGTCAGATATGAGTGCCAAGAATTTGAAAACTGGGATAAACCGCAATGCAAGCCACCTGCCTGCGAAGTGGTGGGTACATGCACCAAGGACTTACTCCCAAAAGATGTATATGAAGCGCCTAACACCTGAACAACTGCACGCTCGGCTAATCGTGTTCATTGGTTGCACACTGGCCGTGGTGTTTGCCCTTTGTGTTTTAGGCATGCTTTATGCCCTTATTTTTGTAACACAGCCAATTAGTAATCAAGCCCCTAATGACCGGGCTTTCATAGACTTATTAACAACCTTGTGCATATTCCTAACAGGCAGCCTTGGCGGTGTATTAGCCAGCAATGGCTTAAAATCTAAGCCTAAGCCTGAGCCTGAGGAAATAAAACCTTAACCTTTGGCGTGTCTTTCCTTGCTTTATGTCATAGGTGCGCTTTACCCTTTTAGTAGTGGTTGGAAGGCCACAAAAAACTAAACTAAGGGGCTAAAAATGGAACAAACAATAGGTTACATGATGGTGGTAATACTGTTCACTGCGATAGTTTTCTACGCGTTAGGTGTACAGGCAGGCCGTAAAGATGGTTATTACCGTGGCCGCGCAGCAGGTATGCGCATTGGCCAGGATCGCCGGGTCAGCAAATGATCAATTTTGATGAATATGAGGATGTAAACGCTCGCATTAAGAGATTTAGAGCAGCACACCCTGTTGGCCGTATTGAGACTGACATTGTGGAGTGTGACCTGGACAAAGGCTACATTTTGGTAAGAGCGCGCATATATCGTGAGCATGAGGATTTAGTGCCAGCGGCGGTTGATTACGCATTTGGACACCAGGCCTTTTATCGTGAAAATATGAAACGCTGGTATGTAGAGGACACAACTACAAGTGCAATTGGAAGGGCAATCAGCCTGCTAATGCCCGTTGAAGCCAGGGCTACAAAACAGAATATGGATCAAGTAGAAAACGCGCCCATTGTAGATGTTTGGGCAACCGTACCGCCGAGCGAAGGCACAGCAATATCCATTGGCTCAGCCGTGGAAACCCTAAAAGCGCAGTTAGGTGGGGAAATAACCGAGGACTTGCCTAAGTGCAGGCACGGGCGTATGAATTGGAAGGAAGGCGTTAGCCAAAAAACAGGCAACGCTTACAAGGGATGGGTTTGTCCTTCTCCTACAAAGCCACAATGTCCAGCAGAGTGGGTAAAAGACTAATGGGCGAATTTGAGATCATAAAGATAACTACAGGGGAGCGCTTGCGCATTGACAAAGACGGCACAGAATTACGCGATGAAGTTACGCCGCCTTCCCTAGAGTGGTGTGACAAAGGCCAGCACTATGCATCAAAACTAGGTGGCACAGATGTTTATGACACCTTATGGATTTGCTTGGCTTGTAAATGAACCGGGTAGTGCTGGATTACGCACAAGAAATTGAGGCACACCAGGTTGGCTTTGCTAGGGTTTATGCCCTTAAAGGCAGACCTGATCATCCAGGCAGGTTTAACAAAGGCATTAGCCTGCACGAATTTATAGGCGAAAATGCTGAGGCCGTGGGTGCTGAAATGGCAGTGGCCCAATACTTTGGCTTACGTAACTTTAAACCAACCATAAACACCTTTAAAAATGAACCCGATGTGGGAAGCAGGCTAGAGGTTAAATGGACAAAATACACAAACGGCAGCCTGATCATAAACAAAACAGATAGGCAGCAGGATGTAGCGGTGCTTGTCACAGGCCATAGTCCGGTATATCAGATAGCAGGCTGGATACCTGTAGCAATGGCTAGGCAGCCAATCTTTCACCATAGATTGCAGGATAACTACTGGGTTACACAGCGCGACCTATTCCCAATTGACGATTTAAGGAGCAGCAGCCATGGAACTAGCATTTGATTGCCGCATTTGCAAGGAAAACAAGAACCACACAATAGTCCGAGTCACTGACAAATTGCCTGCCAATGTACACGTACTGGAGTGCATGGGTTGCGGTGTGCTTGGCGTGCGTATGGTGAGCGATGAAATGGTGAACAACCTATGAAACGATACTTGACACGTGCGCTACGCTTTGGTCGCGCTCGCGAGCCGCAACTGCGGATGGCTCGCCTGCGACTACTAACGCTATTTGGGGCGCTTACTGTTATCACAGCGGCTACCATAAAACCTGCATATTCAAGTGATGTAGAGATGTTTAAACTATATGCACACATGAAGGTAGCAAATGACAAGCAATACCGGTGCTTAGTTACATTGTGGAATAAGGAAAGCAACTGGAGACCAACAGCACGTAACCCTAAGAGCACAGCATTTGGGATACCTCAACTGTTAAAGATGAAGGAAACCAATCCTTTTAAGCAAATAGATTTAGGTATAAAATACATTGATGCACACCGCATATATAAGGGCGATGTATGCAAAGCATTGGCTATACATAAGATCAAAGGCCACTATTGATGAGTACTAAAGCAGGCAACCACAGGGGCAAGACAGCCTACAAAAGAGCAAGGCTATTGGTATTGAGGCGAGACAACTACACGTGTCTGTACTGCCAAGGTGAGGCCACCCAGGTGGATCACGTTGTTCCTTTGGCTACTGATGATTCACTGTTTAATGCCATCAATATGGAAAATCTTGTTGCCTGTTGTGCTGATTGCAACCGACGCAAAGCAGCAAAGCCTATGCGTGTTTTTTTAGCCACTACGCCTAC